ATCAGATTTATCATGATGACTATTGAGGAGAAAGCATGAGAGACACCATAGACATGGCTCGTGAGGCTGGCTTTGAAACGCTGCTCACCAAAGGGAAGATTTACGGTGTATACAGAGACGGCGTTGTTACCGAAGAACTCAAAGCCTTTGAAGCCCTTGTTCGTGCTGATGAGCGTGAGCAAGGGCAGAAGTGGTTTGATGCTGTGACAGCGCAACACAAGGCCGAGATACTGGCCGAACGTGAAGACCTGTTAGACGAGTTGCACCAAGCCAAGTGGCAGCAACGTCAGCACCGCCGAGCCATGAACAGCGAGTTAGGCAACCCAGAATTTGAAACCGATGATGAAGGGGACGAAGAATGATCGATACACTCAAAGCCCTGTTGAAAACACCCTCACCTCAACAACTCGCACTGAGAGAATTGGAAGAAGCCCAGCGCGAATTGCTCAAGAGCCAGAGCCTGTATGAATACGCTGGACGCATGACGTCGTATCACCAAGACCGCATCAGCCGGTTGAGCCGCTTCTTGGCCAAGTCGAGTGAGGGGCAGTCATGAACTTCAGCAAACAGTTTTGGATCACGTTCGTTGTGGTCCTCTGCGTGTCCGCAGGCTTGGCATGGCTTGCGGGTTACAACTTTGACCAGCGAGGACCTTGGGTTGCATACGTGGCGCTTGTAGGAATTGCAGTGGCGTTCATCGCCGGTATTTTTGCGGAGCTGCCATGAACATCACCCTCACCACCGAACAAGTCCGGCAGATCACACAGCCAGCACCCACTGTGCAGTCGTGCTATTGCCCAAACTGCGAGGCATTGAGCAAAGAAACACTGATGCGGATGCTTGCACAAGCGGTCGAAGCCGAAAGAGAGGCGTGTGCAAAGGTGTGTGAAGCGCGTGCCGAGGAAGAAGTTGGAATGGCTTACGAAGGTATTGCACTTGATTGTGCCGCCGCCATACGAGCAAGAGGAGAAACCAAATGACCACAAAAGACGAAGCATTGAAGCTGGCGCTGGAGGCGTTGGAGATTCAGGCGTACAACAGTGGCGATGAAAAATACACGCAAGCCATCACCGCCATCAAGCAAGCCCTTACAGACTCAGCCCTTGACCGCATGGCAGAGAACGCCAGAGAGTTGGGGCTGGACTATGAGCCAGCACCTGTGCAGCAGTCACGTAGTGACGTAGAGCCTGTGGGTGATGCTGGCTGAGCTGGTTGAAGCCAAATTAAAGGAGAAGAATTGTGACTGAAAGGAACGTAAGATGACTAGCAAGTTTCTACGTCATATCGCCTGTGAGCACTGTGGTAGCTCTGACGCGAACAGTCTCTATGATGACGGCCATACACACTGCTTCCAGTGTGGAACTACTGAGCACGAAGGTGCTTACGATGAACGAACGGTAATGAGGGACGCAGTAGCTCCCAAGAAAGTAACAAAGATGGACATTAGTACACCGGGGCTCATTAAATCAATCCCTGAGCGGGGAATCAGTCAAGCAACCTGTGAGAAGTATGGAGTAACAACCGATGGTGACAAACAGTATTATCCTTACACTGACGGAGACGGAGTTAGAACGGCTGTTAAACAACGCACTGTTTCTACAAAGACATTCACCATCTCCGGAGACTTCAAGGGAGCAACACTATTCGGTCAGTCTCTCTTTCACTCTGGAGGAAAAGCTATCACCATCACAGAGGGAGAGCTTGACGCTCTCGCAGCTTTCCAGATGCAAGGGTCTCTCTACCCTACAGTGAGTATCCGTAACGGTGCTCAGGCTGCTCTGAAGGACTGTAAAGCCCAGTATGAGTGGTTGAACAGCTTTGACTCTGTGGTTATCTGCTTTGATGCCGATGAGCCGGGGAAGAAGGCTGCTAAGGAAGTTGCTGAGTTGTTCGGTAACAAGGCCAAGATCATGCAACACAAGAGCGGACACAAGGATGCTTGTGACTACCTGATTGCAGGAGCTACCAAGGACTTTGTTAACGAATGGTGGAAAGCCAGTCCTTATGTGCCTGATGGTATTGTTAACGCCGCTGATCTCTGGGAGGAAATCTCCAAGCCAGAGCCTGTGGCGGAGGCTCAGTATCCTTGGGCAGGACTCAATAAGCTGTTGTATGGAATTCGACCTGCTGAGTTGATTACAGTTACAGCAGGCAGTGGCTTGGGTAAGAGTCAATTCTTACGTGAAATACTGTACAATCTGCTGAAGACTACAAGCTGGAACATTGGTGGATTGTTCTTGGAGGAATCTACACGTAAGACAGCACGAAGTATCATGAGTCTCCATGCTAACAAGCTGTTGCATTTGCCTGATACGCCAACGACTGAACAGGAACTTAAAGATGCTTTTGATAACACTCTTGGATCTAATCGCATCTATCTCTTTGATCATTTTGGTAGTAGCGATGTCGATAACATTAGTAACCGCATCCGTTACATGGCGAAAGCCTGTGATTGTCGTGTGGTCTTTTTGGATCACATCTCTATTGTGGTTAGCGGTCAAGATCTTGGTGACGAGCGTAAAGCTATTGACAACATGATGACGAAGCTACGCACACTGGTGCAAGAGCTGAACATCACCTTGATCTGTGTGAGCCACCTTAAACGTCCTCAGGGCAACCAAGGACACGAGGATGGTGGTAGTGTGTCTCTGTCTCAGTTGCGAGGCTCAGGTGCTATTGCACAGTTGAGTGATGCAGTGATTACGTTGGAGCGTAATAGCATGGCTGAGAACGAGGATGAACGTCACCTGACTAAGATTGCAGTGGCAAAGAATCGGTACAACGGGGAGACTGGCCCTGCTTGTAAGTTACAATACAATGGCTATACAGGACGTATGGTTGAAGTTGAAGAAGAGGTATTATGACAGCATGGCATGGCGGTAAAGGCTCAGGTAGCCGCCCTAAACAAGTGAGTGATGAGGACTACGCAAACCGATGGGATGCTATCTTCGGAAGGGATAAGTCTAAAAGCAAGGAAGAACCTATTGGTAAGCCTTTGAAAGAAGAACCTTTGAAGGAAGATGAGAATGATTAACGCAGAGCAGTTGATCGTAGGAGCAACAGGTGTTGGCTACCTGATCGTAGGCGTGCTACAATGGAGCAAGGGAGAAATCTCTAACGGGATGATCTGGTCAGGTTATGCCTTTGCTCAGATTGGCCTTTGGCTTAACCTTAAATGAGGAAAAAGATCATGCCAGACATTTGTATGTGTAATGACTATTCCTGTCCTCAGTTTGATGATTGCTACCGAGCACAGGCAAAGCCTAGCATGAGGCAGAGTTACTTCATGACCTCTCCTCGTGGCAAAGAAGGATGTGACTATTTTGACCCACTAGAAACTGATGGTGAATACTATGCGAATCGTATTAGATTGCGAGACAAACCTAGCACACGACAAGATTCATGTGGTAGTGACGAAGAACATTGACACTGGAGAAGTAAAGTTATGGAAACAAGCCGACAACCTGCGGGAGTATTTAAAGGACGTGTCGTTGATAGTCATGCACAACGGCATAAGTTTCGATGCACCTGTATTGAATCGCTTATGGAAGACGAAGATTCGTTTGAATCAAGTGTACGATACGTTGATAGTAAGCAGGCTACTCGATCCCTCACGAGAGAACGGACACAGCCTCGAAGCATGGGGACAGACTCTAGGCTTTCACAAGATTGACTATGCGAAAGTATGGACATGGCTTATGGATCGTCCTCAAGCGTATTCTGGTGAATGTTTCGATCTTCCTCATCACGGGCTTCTTGATGACTATTGCGTACGTGATGTAGAGGTAACTGCTAAACTGTATCTCAAACTAGTCAGTGACTTTAATGAGAAACAGTTTAGTCTGGAGTCACTGGAACTTGAAAACAGTGTCGCAGCTATCATTGCTCAACAGGAAAGGAATGGGTTTAAACTTGACCAAATCTATGCAACCTGCTTACTTACTGACATCAAGTCAAGAGTGGCTGAAATATATGAGCGAATGCAATCACGATGGCCTCCGGTCACAGTTGAACGATACTCTGACAAAACTGGAAAGAGACTCAAGGACAGCGTGGTTACTTTCAACCCCGGAAGTAGACAACAGATTGGGGAACGATTAAAGGAACTCGGGTGGAAACCTAAGGAGTTTACCGAGACAGGTATTCCTAAGATTGACGAGACTGTGTTAGCAGGCATCAAGATACCAGAGGCTCAGGTCATTGCTGAGTATCTGATGCTGAATAAACGTATCAGTCAGATTGAGTCTTGGATGGAAGCTGTTGGTTT